AAAGGTTATCACGCACTAGAACAAAAACTCGGCTCCAAGTTCCGCCCAAGACATAAAGCCGATACAATCAAACAAGTTTGGGCAAAACATAGGAAATTAGATCCATGAGTGACATCAATCTGCGTCGCGAATTGAAAGCAAAAGGCAAGCCCATCCGGCTTGATTCAGCAAGGGAGACAAGTGCAGTCGAATTTATTACGACCGCAACTACAGGGACATTTGTCTCTGGCACTGCGACCTTGGGAATTACGGTTCGGCTCAACGGCACTTCGTACAAGATCCCGGTCTACACAGCGTAAGGTTATGTCGCGACTTCTATCCAGAACCGCGCTAGGCGATGCTGGCACGACCATTGGAACCTCCACGTCCACACATACTGGAGATTTCGATGGCGTGACAGCGTTGACTGGTGGGACAATAACCATCTCTGTTAGCGGGACATCGTCTACAGGCGTTGCCTTTGCTGCTGGCTCAACTTTGTTGGGTGACATCACTTCGATCATCGTGTCCAGCGGAGGACCATTCGCCATCTATAAGCGGACGGTTTAAGGCTCTTATATGGGCTGGCAAACCAACCGCATCTTGGAGACTATTGGTACTGCCACCGGCGGTACGCAAAGCATTAACTATAACCTCGAAGCCATAGAGGCTTTGATGGTTACATTGCAGGCTGACGTTGCTGATGGCATTCGCCCGCCTAACGCCACAACTGGCGGAACTGGTCCGACTACATTTACCAGCACCAGCTACGGCACGATTGCAACGGCAAGCACTGGCAGGCTGGGTTGCCAGATATTTTCAGAAGGCCCAGGCACGCTCCATGTAACTCTCGGCACAGCCACCACCAGCACCTCATCCTACACCGTTCGCCTTGCCTCTGGAGACTACTACGAAGTACCGGCAAATTACACTGGCCTAATAGGCGGGATCTTCGCCACCGCTGGCACGGCTAGGGTGACGCAAGTCAGCTAGGAGTAGGCAATGCCTCTCGTTAAGAATCCTAGCAATATTGATAACTTTCTTTTTGCCTCTGGGCGAATGAAAATGTATCGGGTTGGATTAGCTGGCTCGTACACAAAAACAACTGGTGCTGGTGGTGCTGCGGCGATTGGAAATACTGGTGGTTATAATATCAATCTTAATGCTGGTAGTGCCGCAAATGGGACATCTAAAGTAGGCTACCAAGACCCAACCGCCGCATTTATGACGGGAAGTGCTAACAAGATTGATTATTCTAAAAGAATTAGATTCTCAATCGGCGGGATGATGTATCTTGGAAGCACAAACTCTGTTATCAGAATGGTGTTTGGTGGTACTGGAAATGCTACTGACGCTCCATTAGCAGGGGTTGATGGTCTTACAATTAAAGGATTTGGCGTGGAATTTGCTCTGCAATCTAGCGTTATTCAAGCAAGACTGATCGGATATAATTCAGCATATTTAACCCCAACGTCCTACACCACTCTAACAAACGGATTCGGTCTTACTTCGGCTGATAATCGTTTTTTTGGCGTTGTCATTGAATCTGACGGAGCTGGGAATATCAATCTGTACGGAGCCGACTCATCCTTGAATCCCAACATAAATATCGGGCAAACGCCTTTACTGACTCTGACTGGCGGCCCAACAAACGAAACCAGTACAAATCGATTTGGGCCAGAGATTCAGTGTTCAAATTCTTCATCCCTTCCAACGTCAAGCCCCTCTGCAATTCTTCAATCTACACACTGGTTGCTTGACGTACAATAATGCCACTCCTCCTCATCGCCCTCTTGCTCTGCTCCTGCTCGCCCAAGCCAGCGGACAGCAATGTATTACCGCGCTACTCGGACATGGGTGCTGCGGAAGACGCTGGTAATGTCAAATGAAACGCATCGCAACATGGATCACAGTCCTAGGTTTGCGTTTATTGCTGACGGCAAAGGATTACGCCTGTTTCAAGGAGGCACTGAAGTGTGCCGAGGACAACAACAGGCTTGCAAGAGGAACGAAGTATATCGGTGCAGTAAAGCATCTTCTGTCAGTCAACAGATCAATCAAAAGGATGGTGGCAGACGGCAGGGACCGGGACGAGGTTGTCGGTGCGGTCGTACATCTTGCGGTCAGTCTCAAGTACCTGGAGTCTCGCAATGAGTGAAGACCAAGTGTGGGGCATAGAGGTCAAACTGGCCCGGATGGAAGAGCGCCAGGTCCAGTTGTATCAAATGGTCGAGACCAGCTTGTCAAACTACGCAGATGTGGTAAATAGAGTTTCTGCCTTGGAGCACATACGTTCCAAGGTTTTTGCGATTGCGGGGGTCGCTGGGCTACTGTTTTCTGTTGCCTGGGACCTAGTTAAAAACAGGATGAACCATTAATGGCAACACTTGGCACACAGACAATTAGCACAAGCTACAACCAGCTATTAAAGACGTTTGGTAGCAACATTGTCGACGGAACCATGCGAGCCATTTCTAGTGGCGACGAGGCGGGAGTTTCGGCCTTTCAGATATGCACCACAGGCGCCAAGAGCACCGGGACGTTTGCGGTGGATGGGGCTTCGACGCTCCTTGGCCCGGTCACGTTTGGCTCCAATACCACTCTTTCCACAGGGACGACAACGATCGCAACTGCCAGCATCAGCACTGCCACGATCAGTACAGCCACGATCAGTACAGCCACAATCAGTACTGCGACTATTAGCACTGCCACAATCCCCCTTCAGCTTGGCCCGGTAACATTTGGGACTAACGTCACCATGTCCACTGGGACGACTACGATTGGAACACTATCCGCTGGGAGCGCCACGATCAGCACGGCAACTATTCCGACTATCATTGGGGCGACAACTTTTGCAACAGGGTTCACGTCTTCTACTGGAACAAACACGCTAGGCACGATTGCCTCCACGACGATCAACAATACTGGTCTTGCCACGGTTGGCACCCTGGAGATTGGAGCTACTGGTGCGAACATAACCAAGGTGTCGTATGCAACGGCATCCTTTGGCTCCGCTGTTGTTGCGGCGCACAATACGGCTGACACGACAAACGGAACATTCTTGCTCACCGGAGCCGAGTTGGGGGACATAGTTATCGGATCAATCAATTCGCTCGGATCTGCAACTGGAACCACGCAAATCGTAGCCGAATTCTTCCCTGTGGCTTCAAATGTTGTAAGGTATGTCGTCAATAGCAAAGGAGCAACCGCAGGGACAATTCCTGCCGGAACAATCTTTGCAACCGCACTGAGGTTTACAACTTAATATGGCAAACGTACTCGATCGCAATTTTGACTTTGCAACCAACGGCACGGTCACGGCCGCAGGCTTGCACAACCTTATTGACGAGACCAATATTTACGCCGGACTAATCTCGACCCAGTAAGAGAGAACGTCGGTAGGTACCGCGGATCTGTTGCTTATTGCAAATTCGTCATCGATAGGTAGTCCCCAAATAGCTGCGAACCGGACGACGGTTTACAATCTGTTTGAAGACGCGCTGACAGGCGGGACATATGCAAATGCGAGCTTTTCCAACACCACGGCCAATGTTCTGTCAGCGAGCACCGCGACCATTGGCACCGCGACCATTACCACCGGAACCTACAGCGGAAGAGTAAGCAGTTCGCTTGGCACAATTTCAAACTTTACTACAACCCTGGCTGGCGATTTCACAATTAGCAGTGGGACAGGAACCTTGTCGACCACCGCGGTGACTACCGGAACATATGGCGGCATAGAGTCTGTCCCGGTCATCTCAGTTGACTCGAAGGGAAGAGTCACTACAGTCTCAACTGTCGCAGCTGCTGCTGGCGCGAAGGGTGGCGGAACAGACAAAATCTTTTGGGAGAACGATATAACTGTGACTACTTCATATACAATTTCAACCAACAAAAACGCGGTATCTGCTGGGCCGATCACAATTGGCACTGGCACTGTGACAGTTCAAGACGGAAGCGTTTGGACGGTAGTTTAATATGCCCATCTCAATTACAGGAACAGGAACGGTAACAGGAATTTCGGTTGGCGGATTGCCAGATGGTTGTATTACGACTGCGGAGTTGGCTCAACCATTGACCCTTGCTACCGCTCAAGCCTCCACAAGCGGAACGGCAATTGACTTTACTGCAATTCCTAGTTGGGCAAAGAGAATTACTGTGACGTTTAATGGCATTTCAACAACTGGAACAAATAGTTATTTAGTTCAAATTGGATCAGGAAGCGTTGACGCAACAGGATATGCTGGATACGCAAAAAGATTTTCCACAACTGCGGTAAGTTCATCCGCACAAATCACAACTGGTCTTGGATTAAATTCATCAGTTTCCACAACAACTCCTTACATTGGAACTGCTATTTGTAGTTTAGTTTCTGGGAATATTTGGATTTTGCAATCAACATTAGCTCAATCAAATGGTGATGATTTATTTATTGGAACAACAACCAAAACATTATCAGCAACTTTAGACAGGGTTCGCATTACTACTGTTGGTGGAACAGATACATTTGATGTTGGCTCCATCAACATCATGTACGAAGGATAATTATGAGCCTCCTAAAATCCAACTCAATTCAAATCGGACAATCAGCAACTGCCACCCAAAACTTCACCCTCTCCGTCCCCTCCTCACCCGATGGCACGATTAAGCTGGCGAGGGGTAATAGCGGTGCGACTACGGCTGATGTACTGACAGTAGATGCCAGCGGGAATGTTACGACTACGCTTGCAGATGGAATCGTTACGCCAGCCAAGTTATCGCAACCCATGACGCTTGTTACTGCTCAAGCATCTACCAGTGGAACTGCGATTGACTTCACTGGTATTCCGTCATGGGTAAAACAAGTAAAAGTAGTATTTAATGGAGTAAGTACAAACGGAACATCTGCACCAAGAATTAGGCTTGGAACATCTGGTGGTTTTGCGACATCAGGATATTTGGGTTCATGTCTTGGTAATTCCACTACAGCCGTATCAAATGTTGCATTTTCTGCTGGTTTTGACATAAACGATGGCGCAACTGCTGCCGCGACAAGGTTTGGTATTTTTACTTTTATTTGTATTGATACAAGCAATAATTGGGTATTGTCAGGATCTCAGTCGCAAGGCAATTCAGCGGCTTCATCTCTCATAAATGGTACGGTTCCATTGGGTGGAACTTTAACTCAAATTCGTATTACAACAGTAAATGGTTCAGACACCTTTGACGCTGGCACAATCAACATCATGTACGAAGGATAATTATGAGCATAGGACTAAAAAGCGATTCAAGCGGAACTAGCGGATCTATTGTTATCAATGGAAGCGATGCCGTACTGGTAACGCCAACAGGGATAACGACAGCCTCAATTCAAGATTCTTCTATTACGACAGCAAAGATTGCTGATGGTAATATAACTTTCGCCAAACTTTCCGCTTCAGCAACTGAGGCAGACAACGTAGCAAAACGAACCGCAAAGGCTTGGGTTAATTTCAATGGAACTGGAACTGTTGCAATCCGTGATGATTTTAATGTAAGTTCAATTACGGATAACGGAACTGGTGATTACACGGTAAATTTCTCAACTTCGCTTGCAAACGTAAATTACCTTGCGATTCCGTATGCGTCTAGGGGTGGATCAAATGCCAACCGCGAGGCTCAAGAGGTAACAAGAGGAACTTCGTCATATCAACTTACTACAAAGATATACACGGGGAACCCCCTAACTCCAGGGGCAGTCGAGGACATGGATTATATCCATGTCGCAATCTTTGGATCATAATATATGAATAAACGAATTATATATCCAAACAATGAAGGCGGAGTAAGTATTCTAGCTCCATCTCCTAACTGGAGGGGAACTCTAGAAGAACTAGCCATCAAAGACGTACCCTCTGGAAAGCTATACAAGATCGTGGATGGATCAGAAATCCCCCCTGACCGAACCTTCCGCAATGCATGGGAGTACACAGAATGATTACAGTCAACCCAGACAAAGCCAAAGCGATTTGGAAAGAAAAGTGGCGTGAGGCTCGTAAGCCTTTGCTTGCCTCTCTTGACATTGAGTTTATGAAAGCTGTTGAAACTGCTGACACAGAGAAGCAGGCTGAAATTGCATCAAAGAAACAAGCCTTGCGTGATGTTACTAAGGCCGAGATCAACGGCAACACGCCCGAAGAGATTAAGGCTGTTTGGCCGAGCGTGCTGAATTAAGAAAGGGCATAAATGACCCTAACTGAAATCGCCCAATATGCAGGCGAGAAGGTTGGCAAGACCGATGCCGATACGCTTACCTTCCTGCAAAAGTCAGCCAGCCTAAACTACAGGCGGGTGTGGAACTTTGCCCCCTGGCGTGAAAGTATCACAAACTCAACCTATTCAGTTTCGACTGCAACTAGGACAGTGTCACTTGGCTCCCTGGTTGAGAACCCTCTGTCCGTAGCCTACGGAGACAGTGAGCTCATGTCTGTCGACCTTCAGACAATTGTCAGTCAAGACGCCGATTTGCTGGACTCGGACAGGACCGGGACTCCGAGTCAGTATTATTTCAAGGGTAGGAATACTTCTGGGACTGCCGAGATTGACTTGTACCCACTACTTAACACGACCAGCACAACTGCATTGAAGGTGATAGAAAAGGTTACTTGCATCACAAGACAAAATAACATTGTCGAGTTTCCTCCAAGCTCTGCCGCCATTACAGACGAATTGCGTCTCCCGCACGTCCAGCACGTTGTCCTTGCCCTTACCCATGCAGACGCCCTTGAGCGTGAGCGCCAGTACGCGAAGGCTCAGGCAGTTGTGTCGACCGCAAATGCTGACCTGGCGCAGATGGCTCAGTACGAGATGAGCCAAGTCGGGGGAATTAAGGTCATCACACCGTCAAGTTTAGGCGAATATAGCATCACAGACATAGGGGTTTAGTCCGTGCCATATTTCCAGGACAATTTAGACGAAGTCTTGTCCTTCGACGGAATTCGCAATTTTACCGGGGGCCAGGCCAGCGGACTGCAGTCTGATCTGCTGGGGGAAAATCAAGTCCAACAGTTGTACAACATGACCCTTTCCCCGAAGGGCAATCTTGAGACTAGGGTTGGAACAGCAAGTTTTGCCACTGGTGCGACCAGTGGGACAGGGTCTATCGGTGGAATGCGGTACTACGAGACAGGATCGACGTCGCAATTGCTTACCGTGACAAACGGAAGATTCTACAGCATCAATTCAAGCGGGAGTGCGACAATACACCCGGCAGATTTAACATGGGTAGCAACCACAAGCTCGTTCGGAACAAATACACAAAAATGGGCTAGCGGATATTCTATTAGCTCTGCCGTTGAAGTACAGATGGCGCAATTCAATAACAAAATGTATTTGGCAGACGCCGACGCCGATCTGCACTATTGGGACGGAGATATTGTGGTAAGGCAAGGCGGGAAGGTCAGGGCAATCACGATAACCAGTGGTGGCACCGGGTACACAAGCGCAACGGCAATCGTGACAGGACCACAGTGGGGAGGACAATTCCCTACGCTTATTACCCAGGTCGCAGGGGGCGTCGTCACAGGAGTGACCGTCGTCGAAGGAGGATCTGGCTATTCCGCAGCCCCAACCGTGACAATTATTGGGAATGGATCTGGGGCTACGGCAACCGCAACTGCAAGTCCGCCACCGCAAAATATTAGGCTTTTAATCAATACCGAAAACAGGCTTTTTGCGGTTGGGTCTGGAGATACCAGGAACACGCTTTATGCTTCGGACATTCTCGATCCTGCCGTATGGGACGCATCGAACAGCATCGTCGTTAACGGAGACGACGGAGATCAGATCACGGCAATCGTCCCATACTATAAAAACAGAATCATCGTTTTCAAGAAGCGCCGAGTCTTCCAGGTGGACATTCCTAGCGCCGCCACAACGGCAGCCGATTGGGTTGTGTCTATTATATCAAACAACACTGGTTGCGTCGCAGCCGGGACAGCGGTCCAGGTAAGTAGCGACATCCTGTTTTTATCAGACAACGGAATTCGATCTCTGGTCCGCTCGGCTTCAGACGACTTTAGCTCTGTAAGTGTGCCAATCTCGGAAATTGTCAAAGACGTCATCCAAACCATAAACACTGACTCAATCAGAATTTCTACAGCAATTTATTACGACAATAGATACTTCCTAGCAGTGCCGACAGGATCGAACAACACGAATGATACACTTATAGTTTACAACACTGTGCTTGAGGCATTCGAGGGCACCTGGAGCCCAAGGATAATGCAGTTTACTCTTACCAATTTCAACCAGGCCGGAACTAGGGCGATGTTCAAGAAGGTGAACGGAGTTATTGAGCAGTATGCTGGTTACAAGTCCCCGGCTGGAACGGTCTCGTCAGACTACCTAGACGCAGGAACAAGCTATGAATCCTATATTCGCACAAAAGACTTTAATTTCGGAGATACGTTTGCTGCCAAATACGGATCGCATTTCGAGGTTATCTTTGATGACTCGTTTTCAAACAACGCCAATATCTTTATTCAAAGAGACGTCGACACTGGGGACATCAGCGTTGAGTCCGGGCTGAACATTGCGAGCTCAGTGCTGACATTGGATTTTGTTTTGCCAGCAGTGCTTCCGACGTCAGTAAAGAAACGAATTGCGAGCGATCTCCGTAAGTACGAGAAATGGCGCCTGCTGAATATAAAGATTTCAAGCACTGCAAACAAAATGGCAATCCGGCAAATTGTAGCGGCCGCCAACCCAGACACGATCGAGATTCAGAAGGTTATATGACCGCTATAGAATATATTGAAGCGTCCGGGGTGCCGGAGGGGATGTGGCACAACCTATCTGATTGGTTTAATTGGTTCGAGAAGCAGGGCATGGTCGGCATCGTCGAAGACTCAAATGGCATCGCTGGGGTGGCACTAGCCAGGTGCCTTAAAGAGGGCCAGAAGCCTGACCACTACGTTCATTCTGAAGATGGGGACAATGTCTTCGTAGACTTGACGATCTCCTCAAAGGGTGCTATCTCCTTGAGATGCCTATTGGTGCTCCTATGGGAGCGTTTTGGCATTCGTAAGCGTATTACGTTTAACCGTTCTGGAAGATACAGGAGTTACGACTATATGAATTTTATGCGAAAGGCTAGGGTTTAACACCATGGGTGGATCACCTTCTATTCCGTCACCTCCCCCACCGCCCGATCCGAATGCGGTAGCGATGGCAAATGCAAAAGCATATAGGATGAACGTTGATACCTATATTCAAAAAGCTCCAGAGATGGCTGCGCTAGAAAATAAATTGCGCCTACAATATATGCCAGCCCAGCGCGGCTTGGAGCGGCAGTTATCAGCTTTGGATCAGCAAGCAGGCGTGCAGGCTGGAATGCAGTTAGAGCGTCAATACGGTCCGCAAAGGACGCTGGAAGTCTTACGCAGATCGTATGAACAAAGCCCTCAAGCGTATGCCTTGAATCGTGGCCTTGGCGATCAGATGACCCGCCAATTCGAGCGTCTATACGGAACTAGTCCATACGGATCGGTTGAGGAGAATGTGGCGTTTAATCGGCAACCAGGGCCAGTTGATTTTTACAGTACGATTGGCACAAACATTGGCAATCCAAATTTAACAGTTGGGACGGGTAAATAGCATGGCTTTCGGCGGAAGACAAGAAGACGAGTTGGCAGGAAGACCGACAAGATACAGGGTTAATGAAGACGGAACAATCAGCACATTAACCCCACGTCAATTTGGTCTCAACAATATCGGCCAATATGATGCACAATCTAAAAAATTTCCATATACAACCATGTTGGCCGCTCAAAATGCTCAAGCAAAAAAACAACAAGCCAACATTAAGAATCTTAAAGATACATACGAGAAGCGTCTATCCGATGTGACAAGCCAAGAAAATACCCGAAACTCTCTTGCCTCACAAATACAATCATTAACTGCTGGTGGTGGCGGAATGCAAAATCCTAACGCTGGCCCAGCCTTCAACCAGGCCCTATCTCAACTTTCCGCTGGGCGCAACTACGGATCGTCTGATCTTGGATCTAAATTAAACTTCCAAGTATCCGACGATCAAATTGTACAGGATTACAACAACTCAAAGCTATCCAGCCTCAACAGCGTGATTGAGCGCGGCAACACGCAGATTGCTGGTATTCAAGAGCGTCTAAATGCGGCCAATCAGCTATTAGCTGGTTTACCCGCTGGTGACGCTCGCAGGACTGGTTCAGAAGTATTCATCAAGCAACTTAGCAATGACTTAAAAAGCGTAACTAGCGCAGTTACTGACGCGCAGAATATGCAAAAGAATTTCAAGCCTATCACGATGGATAGCCCCGAAGGGTTGAGAGAGATCACATCGTTTAGATCTTTCGTCCAGCTGCCCGAAGAACGCGCTTCTCAGCAACTTTATCAGATCGATCCGGATTCTTATCGCACTGCGATCAGCCTAGGCCGACAGTACAGGGATATGGTTACTCAGCCGCTTGGGCCCACAACCACGCCAGAGACTGAGCAACTTCGTAGAACGATTGAGGAAGAGGCAATCAATCAGCTTCAGCTTGGCTCAACGATCGGAGCCGAGGAACGTCGCGGGTACGAGCAGGCAATACGCGGAGCCCAAACTGCCCGGGGCAATATTTTCGGTCTTGGACCAGCAGTGCAAGAAGCCGCGCAGATCGGCGCAGCCGGGGAACAGCGCAAACTGGCTCGGTTCGGGGCCGCGCAACAGTTCCTTGGATCTGGCGAAACTACTGGCGCAGCAAGGGCTCGCGATCTTTTACTTCGTGAAGGCGTCCAGCAGAACAGGCTCGGGGCCGCGGCCGGATTCATTGCGGGAGGACCCAGCATTGGCAATCTGGCCCAGGCCAGGACAGCACAACAGCAGGGTGCGATGCAGGGCTATATCCAAGCGAACCAATCGCTTCCTGGTGGGTTTAACCAGCAGGCATCTACCGCTGCGCCTTTCTACCAAGCAGTTGATCAAAACATTCCTGTCGCCCTTACTCAGGCGTTTAATGATCTTTATCGCTCGCAAGCCAATTACCAGGCCAGCACATACGGTGCTCAGGTCTCGGCCCAAGCTAGTCAGAATAATGCTAACTCCTTTCCGTCCTACTTGAATGCTGGCGCAAATTTGATTGGTAGTGTCGCACCTAAAGGAATAGTCACAGGGGGGATCTTCTGTTGGGTAGCTAGGGAGGTTTACGGCGAGGACAATCCCAAGTGGTTACAATTTAGGGAATGGATGCTGACCAAGGCGTCCAATAATCTAAGAAACTTCTACACTGAGTACGGAGAAAGAATTGCGGAATCGATACGCAACAAACCGAAAATCAAGTCCATCATCCGCAAATGGATGGACAGCAAGATAAAATAATTTTATGGCAGAACCAAGACCATTATTTCCATTCCCATCTCAGGCCGAAGAATACAGAAAAGAAGATGCTCGCCAGGCGATGGAAGATCAAGATCGCGCCCTTCGAGTTGAGATGCTCAAGCAGAGACTCTATCCAGAGCAGGAGGCGAAGAGGGTTGGAGAAGCATTGATGGCATCGAGCGATCCTGTCGAACAGGCCGCGCTAATGAATAGGCTGGCAGAGACGACAGGAACAAGGGCAGCACCAGGAACAAGCATCGTAGTTCCCGCCGGACTTCCAGAAGAACTTGTCGACGCGTATGTGGATCGCCAGGTCAACAAGGTTAAGTACTACAAAGAAAAGGCGATGATGGAGCAGGACCCCGAGAAGCGCAGAATCATGATGAGCGTCGCTGACGCCGGGGAAAAAGCTCTCGTTGCCAAAGGCAAAGAATTGACGCAGGCAGATTTTGCTTTTGAATCAAACATCCGCGAGGCGTATCGCATGGCAGACGAGCTCGAGAATACTGTTAAAAAATACGGCAATTTTGAAACTATGGACCCAGAAGGGTCCGCGACAATGAAGCAAATTCCGTATTTGTTCGCAGTATCTCTAGCAAAAGTTCTTGATCCAGGATCTGTGGCAAGAGAAGGCGAAGTTGAGGCAGCCAGGAAGTTTGCCATCCCTATGGGAACAACGCCTGTATCTGTTGGCTTCAATAATCCGCTCACAGGGCCAACCACAGCAACGACACTCGCTGCGATTAAGAGCATGAGGACAAGACTTAAGGCAAGGGCTGAAGACTATAAGAGCATTGCTGGAAGAACCGTTGAGTTGCCCAAGTCGAACTTGGACGATCAATCGCAGGGCCAACAAGCCGGGCAGGCTGGACAACAGCAGATGCCACAACAACCCGCACAACGCCCAATGAGTCCCACCGGATTCGGCGGATACGATCCTCGCACCCGCAAGGTAATTCAAAACCGCTAGTCGGTTATGGCCGACGAAATCATCCAGGACCCATTGGAGGCAGCAAATTATTTGCTGCGCCAGTACCGCGACAATCCGAATTTTGAGTTCACGCAAGAAGAAGCGTCGCTAGTCCACAACGCGTACCAAGGCGGAGTTTCGTTTGTCGACTCCAAGCCTGTCATGGACGAGGCATCGACCTCATCATTCCTAAGATCTCAGGACGAATCAGATCCTTCATTCATAGCTAGCGAAGAAGAATTTTCCATCCTAAAGGCTACTGAGCCTGGGGCGATCAGCAGAATTGGGGCGGGAATGACCGGGGCCGCGGAGTATTTTGGCCCTGTAATTAAAGAAGGCATCCCGG